GTACCAGACCAAAAGCTACATAATTCCTATCAGTGCAACCGCGGACAGCGCTATTGAGCAGAGTGAAAACCTCAAGCAGGAACTTCTAGCAAATGAGCTGGTACAGAAACTATTTGGAGACTTCAGGAGTAAGCAGGACTTCACTAAGCTGGCCTGGGTAACTCCATCTGGGATTAAGGTTATGCCGAGAGGTGCAGGTCAGCAGGTACGTGGGCGATTATATAAGAGTCACCGACCTGATCTCTATGTGATTGATGATCTTGAAGATGATGAGGCAGTAGAGAGTGAGGATAGGCGCAGGAAGCTCAAACAATGGTTCTTTAGTAGCGTTTTGAATAGTGTTGATAGAGGTAGTAAAGAATGGCGTGTTATCTTTATTGGTACTATCTTACATGAAGACAGCCTTCTGTCTAATCTTCTTAATAAAAAAGAGAGTCCAGATTGGCACTCTGTTCGTCTTGAGCTCTGTGATAATGACTATGTGAGTCGCTGGCCTGAGTTCATTTCAACAGAAGAGATAAAGGAACTAGCTGATGGATTTAGGCAGCGTGATATGCTTGATGTATTTTATAGAGAATATAGGAACATTCCTATTGCTCTTGAGCAGCAGGGCTTTAAGGATAAGTACTTTAAATATTATACTGAGACAGAAGAGGAGCTGAATAGAAACTCTAATGTTGAGACTGTAATACTAGCTGATCCTGCAAGGACACATGGAACTGGTAGTGCAAATACTGCGGTGGTTGGTATAGGAGTTGATACAGTTGGTGATAGGTTATATATAAGAGATGTTGTAGAGGGGCAATTCTCTCCTGATGAGCTCATAGATGAGATGTTTAGTATGGCTCTGCGTCTTTGTGCTATTGTATTGGCTCCAGAAGTGACAGGCCTTCATGAGTACATTACATACCCTATCAATAATAAGATGATAGAGCTTGGAGTGTTCTATCATTTAGTAGAGGTAAAACCTAGACAGGGTAAGACTGGTTCTAAGAGAAGTGCTGGTATGATCCCTATGTATAGGACAGGGAAGGTCTATCACAATAAGAACTGTTGTGGAGGGTTAGAGAAATATCTCCTTCAGTGGCCTCGTCCGACTAAGTGGGATGTGATAGATGCTCTGTCAGGTATAATATATACGCTGGATGAGGGAGAGAGATACTTTCACGGTACTGACGATTCAAATGATATTGAGGCTGAGTATGAAGAATTGGAAGAGACATATGAAGATGACGTACTCGAACTTGACTGGCAGGTTATATAAGAAAGAAGGGAAGCATGGCACATGACTTTAACCCTAATGCACTTGGATCTCAAGGTGGTGCTGGAGGAGTAGTAGAGGGTTCACTACTTCAAAATAATTATAGGTATATATATCCTAATGAGTTGAATCTTAAGCCAGGGAGTACTACACATAATAGACTCAAAGGTATGATTATACAGAGGGCTACTGATAGTAGGCGGTCTATGGAGTCCAGATACGACAACTGGAACTTAATAGATGAGACACTCACTTCCTTTATGCCTGTAACAGATAAAGAGCAGGCAGTAGAAGATGCTGATAGGAGAAAGCCTATCCCTATAGTTATCCCTCTTACCTATGCTGTGATGGAGACACTTCTAACATACCTAACAGCCACCTTCTTGAACTCTCCAATCTTTAGGTATGATGGAGTAGGCCCAGAGGATACTATTGGTGCTATGCTTCTTGAGCTTGTAGTAGCTGCTCAGTGTAGAAAAGCAAAGGTTGGTCTTGCGTTACATACTATGTGGAGAGATTCTCTTGCATATGGTATAGGAGTAGTAGCAGTTGGATGGAAGGTGAAGGAAGGGTTTAAGAGGAGAAGGCCTACCTCTGATACGGTACTCCTTGAGGATATACCAGCTGAGTCAGCTGTACTCTTCGAGGGTAATAATCTTGTTAATATAGATCCATATTTGTATCTTCCAGACCCTAATGTTCCTCCTCATCTGGTGCAGGAAGGTGAGTTTGTAGGGTGGATGGATAAAGATAATAGAATGTCTCTGCTCGCTGATGAGCAGACAGATGATGGTATATTCAACTGTCAGTACCTTAAGCATATATCTGGTAAGAGTTCTTTAATGCAGGGTGATAGGAGTAAGAGAGATAAATATAGTGTAGATGCTAACTTTAATCCGCCTACTAGTACCAATCCTATAGATGTAATATATATGAGTGTTAATCTTATACCAAGTGAGTGGAAGCTTGGGAAGAGTAACTATCCAGAGAAGTGGATGTTTGCACTGGCAGGAGACGAAGTTATTATAAGAGCAGATAAGTTAGATCTTGATCATAATATGTTCCCTGTTGCAGTAGCAGCCCCTGAGTATGATGGGTACTCATTGTCTCCTATATCTAAACTTGAGACAGTGTATGGTCTCCAGCATGCGGCGGACTTCTTATATAATAGTCATATTACTAATGTGAGAAAAGCTATCAACGATATGTTTGTAGTAGATCCTTCTATGATCAACTTAAATGATATGAGGAATCCTAGTGCTGGTAAGCTTATTAGAACAAGAAGAAAGGCATGGGGAAGAGGCGTCCAGAATGCTGTGGAGCAACTTAAGGTTAGTGATATAACTAGAACAAACGTCTCAGATGTTACGTATATTAGCGATATGATGGAGAAGATTAGTGGTGCTACTCATGGCTTACAGGGCCTTATGAGACAGACTAGTGAGAGAAGAAGTGCTACTGAGGCAAGAGATACCAGAGGTAGTGCTCTATCACGGCTGGAGAAGAGTGCAAGGATTACCAGTATACAGGTGATGGAAGATCTTGCATATATATTCGCTAGTCAGACTCAACAGTTTATGACTGAAGATCAGTATGTACAAATAGTAGGAAGGTCTCAGGAGGATCTTCTGAAGCAGTTTGGTGGAGAGGATAGAGTTAGTGTAAATCCACTAGCGCTATTAGTAGATTATGATGTAAAGTCAGGAGATGGATCAATGCCTACATCTGGAGATCCTCAGATATGGGCACAGATGATACAGGTGGTTATGACTAACCCTGAGCTCGGGCAGACGTTTGATGTTGTAAGAATGTTTAAACACTGGGCTAGTATGACTGGAGCTAAAAACGTGGAGGACTTTGTGAAGAGAGATGTAGAGGCACAAGTGCTTCCTGATGAGGAAGTAAGAGAGCAGGCACAGGCCGGTAATATAGTTCCCACCGGAGGCATGGTATGAGCCTCTGGGATAGTAAGCTGAGAGATATTGAGAAGCAGCTTATATCTATATCTGATGAGTTATACTCTACTCCGCAGATGCTGAAGGAGTTTATGGAAGGTGCTGTCTGGCGAGATATAGAGGCTACTTTACTGACTAGATTAATAGTAGTAAGAGACGATTTAGAGAAGATAGGGAAAGCAGATAATGCTACAATGAGTGATATTACTTATCTGCAAGGACAGGCGTTTGAGTTAAGGTTACTTCTAGAGATGCCAGAAATGCTACTGGAGGTATTAAAAGACGGGACTGATAGTGATGACAGAAGTAAATGAATTCGCAGACATGTTCGGAGCATCGGAGAATGTAAATGCTGAACCGAAGACAGAAGAGGGGAAAGTTCTTCCTGAGGAAGAGCAAGAGCCAACAGGAGAAGAGGGACAGGAGACTGCCTCTGAAGAAGGAGAAGACGGAGCAGGAGCTGCAGAGGGAAATGATACAAGAGATGATGGAAATGAAGAGTCCTCAGATGAAGAATCCTCAGATGGAGAGTCTGAAGGAGAAGGAGAAGGAGAAGGTAACGATGCAGAAGGAGCTGGAGATGATGCAGAAGGCGAACCTGATACCTCTAAATTAGACGAGTTAATTAAGCAGAATAATGAATTGCGAGATAGACTAGATGCTCTTGATAAGGAGAAGGCGGACAAGATTGATGCGGATGCTGAAGCAGAAGCTGAGAAGAAGATATCGGAGCTCTCTCCTATAGATGTATCTGAGTTGGTAAGCGATGAAGATTATGAGAAGGCTATGACTGACAAAGCTGGGCTGAATACTATATTGCAGAAGGTTGCTGTTAAGACACGACAATCTACCATTGAGCAGGTATCTAAGTCTATGCCTAATATGGTTAATAAGATGGTGTATGGTTCTGTCTCTCTATATTTTGGTGCTGAAGATATGTTTAGAGCTCATCCTAAGTTGAGAGAGCAAAGGGATAAGGTAGGAGAGATTGCTAATAAGTTGAAGGCAGATAATCCTAACTGGTCTAATGCTAGATTGTTTCAAGAGTTACCAATAGAGGCTAAGAAGCAGTTGAAGATTAAAGAGGAAGCACCGCCAAAGAAGAAACCGATAAAGAAGAAAAGGTTTGTGGCTAGAACTACTCCTACAAGGAAAGGTGCATCTATAGCTCCTGAAGGGATAGGGGCTGAAATCGCTGCGATGGAGGATGCAAGATGATTACTACGAAGTTGCTGAATATACTTGATACTAATATGGCTATATCTGTCGTGGTTAATGATGCTGCGTATGCCATGAAGCCTACTGATAGAGCAGTTATAATTACTTCTGCTGGAGACCCTCGTATTATAACTTTGCCTCCAGCTGCTAAGTGTGTAGGTA